CATCGCTAACGAAGGGACGCTGCTAAAGGCTATCCCTAACCCTTACATGTGTCAGGACCGTCCAGTAGTGGCATTCCAGTGGGACATCGTACCATCAACCTTCTGGGGTCGTGGCGTATGTGAAAAGGGTTACATGTCGCAGAAGGCTCTCGACGCAGAGCTACGCGCACGCATTGACGCGCTGGCCCTAACGACCCACCCAATGATGGCTGTGGACGCTACACGTATCCCACGTGGTCACAAGATGGAGATCCGTCCGGGTCGTATGCTTCTGACCAACGGAGCACCCGGCGAATCCATCATGCCATTTAACTTCGGCCAGCTTAACGCTGTCACCTTCCAGCAGGGTGCAGCCCTACAGCAGATGGTGTCACAGGCCACTGGTGCAGCTGACGGCTCAATGGCGCAGGTACAGAACGACGTTACTGCTGCTGGTCAGTCTATGTCGCAGGGTGCTCTTATCAAACGCCAGAAGCGCACGCTGGTGAACTTCCAAGAAAACTTCTTGATCCCGTTCATCCGTAAGGCTGCGTTCCGTTACATGCAGTTTGACCCAGAGAACTACCCAGTTAAGGATTATACGTTCACACCGTACAGCTCACTAGGCGCTATGGCCCGTGAGTACGAAGTGAACCAGCTAACGCAGATGCTACAGATGCTCCCTCCAGAAAGCCCAGCGCACGCAGCTGTGGTTAAGGCTATCATCGATCACTTGAACATCACTAACCGTGGTGAGATTATGGACGCTATCGACGCAGCTAGCCAGCCTAATCCCGAGCAAATGAAAGCACAGCAGGAAGCACAGCAAAAGCAAGAGCAGATGCAGATGGCGCTTACGCAAGGTCAGATNCAGCTNCTNAANTCGCAAGCTGCTGAAAGTCAGTCACGTGCTCAGAAGTATCAAGTAGAAGCACAGATGATGCCACAAGAGCTAACCATGAAGTACGCTGATAGTGACAAGGATGGACAGATTGACAGAGACTTTGAGAAGAAAATTAAAATGTCCGAGCTGCTTTTAAAAGAGCAGGAGCTACAGCTAAAGCAAGATGAGCGTATGGAAAAGACTAAGGCTCAAGCTGAAGCAGAGCTAGTGAAACAGTTAATGAGCGCAGATCAAGCTAAGCAACCTCCTATGGAGGGAATGTAATTATGCCAAAGAAAGGATTGTACGCCAACATACACGCAAAACGCAAGCGTATTAAAAAAGGCTCTGGCGAGCAAATGCGGAAGGCTGGAGCCAAAGGAGCACCTACTAAAAAGAATTTTAAGGAAGCAGCTAAAACAGCCAAAAGGAGATAAGCATGTCGTGTGGATGCAAAGGTAAAAAATGTAAATGCGGTAAGGGCGGCTATAAGTAATGCCTCGTAAGAAAGGACCAGCCAAAGGTAAAGCCAAGGTAAAGATTACAGCTAGCGGTAAGAAGGTTAGCTATGGTCAGGCAGGTTCGGCTAAAGGCGGCGGACCAAGAGTCAAGCCCGGTACCGGCAAAGGGGACAGCTACTGTGCTCGCTCGCTTGGTATTAAGAAAGGTTTGCCTAAAGATAAAGCCAATGATCCTAACACCCCTAACAACCTTAGCAGGAAACGGTGGAAGTGTAAAGGGGCTAAGAGCACAAAGTAATTGACCTAGTACTTGACACGTGTTATAATCAGGTATATAGGTGACATCAACAATAACGGGCCTCAAGGAGATAACCCAATGGTAGACCAACGTAAGTTCGATGAGTTAGTAGATAATACCACAAGGTACCTAACTGACATCCTTAAAAGACTGGCAAAGCTAGAAGAAGAAATAACAGAGCTAAAGAAGCCAGCGAAACAAGGAGCTAAAGATGGGCGATAAGTTTTTTGAAGACGCTCGTGATATGTTTCTTACCGAAGGATGGAAGACTTTTATCAAAGACGTAGAAGCTAATATATTAAACTTACGTATTGAAAACCTTGAAGATGAAAAAGCGTTCTGGATAGCTAAAGGGCAGCTTGCTGTACTGCATCAGATCGCTGGATACGAGAACATGATTTACCACGCAGAGGAGCAGGAAGAAGATGCGTCAGATTCTTGATGTACGCTGTAGCTCTTGTGGTAACATAGACGAAGTGTTTGGACGAAGGGAGGCCACATTCCGGTGCACGGTCTGTTCTTCTGAGTCTAAGCGCATCATCAGCCCAGTGAAGTGCCAGCTTGAGGGTGTGTCTGGGGATTTCCCCGGAGCCTCCTTTAAGTGGAAGCGCGAACACGACGCGGCTGGACGCAAGTAGACAACCCGCTATGCCAGCGGACCTACTTAATTTAATCTGATAACCCCTAGTGGGCCGGAGTTTATATAATGGCAAGACTTGTAGATTTACCTAACGATACTGACGAAGAGATAACCGATATTAATTCAGTAGAGGAAGTCAATAACGATAACGAGGAAGCTGCGGAAACACAAGCAGTAGACTCGCGTGAGACGGAAGAGCCTAGTGATAATAACGACCTCCCCGAGAAGTACCGTGGTAAGAGCGCAACTGAGATTGCTCAGATGCACAGGGAACTGGAGTCTCGTTTAGGACAGCAGAGCCAAGAAGTCGGGGAGCTACGGAAGGCTTTCGACGACATGGTAAAGACGTCCATAGCGGCACAACAGCAACCATCTGCACCGGAACCTGAGGAAGACGATACTGACTTTTTCTCTGACCCTAAAGGGGCGATGCGGCGACAGATTGATAACCACCCAGCTCTAAAGCAGGCTCAGGCCGTAGCAGCAGAGATGGCTAAGTCTCGATCTATAGCGGCATTACAAGCGGCACACCCTGACATGAAGGAAGTTGTAACAGACCAAGGCTTCAAGGATTGGGTTGCTAAGTCTAAGATCCGTCAAGAGCTATATGCTAAAGCTGACCAAGGTTATGACTTTGATGCAGCTCATGAACTCATCTCGCTTTATAAAGAGCGGCAAGGTGTGGTCAAGCAAACAGCTGCTATGGAACGTACGGCACAGAAAAACGAAGTTAAGAAAGCCTCTACTGGTTCGGCACGATCTAATCCTGAGGGCTCCAAAGCCCGAAAGACCTATCGTCGTCGAGACATTATTGAACTAATGAACCGNGACCCNAAGCGNTANGAGGCTCTCCAACCGGAGATCATGAAAGCATACGCTGAAGGCCGGGTTAAATAACCACTAAGGAATTAACACAATGGCACTTGGAACTAATCACGTAACAACCGCAACCGCAGCAACTTTCATCCCAGAGATCTGGAGTGATGAGATCATTGCATCTTATGAGAAGTCGCTTGTAGTTAAGCCTCTCGTACGCGCTATGTCTATGACTGGCAAGAAGGGCGACACTATTCGTGTCCCTAAGCCTGACCGTGGCAACGCGACTCTCAAAACTGCTGAGACTCAGGTTAACTTGATTGCTGCTAATACCACTGATCTTGTTATTACTATTGGCGAGCATTACGAGTACAGCCGTCTGATCGAAGACATCACAGACGTACAAGCTCTATCTAGCCTCCGTAAGTTCTACACTGAAGACGCTGGTTACGCTTTGGCTACACGCGTAGACACTGCTATCATCGCTGAAGCTGCTAACTTTACGTCACAGCTTCAGTTCGACACAACTGGCGGCGCTATCGTTGCTAACGGTAATGCTGACTCTGCGTTTACTGACGCTGGCTTCCGTGCTGCTATTCAGGTACTGGACGACAACGACGTACCTATGGACAACCGCGTATGGGTTATCTCACCTGCTATGAAGAAAGAGTTGTTAGGCACTGCTAACTACATCTCTACTGACTTTGTAACTGGTAAGCCTGTTGAGTCTGGCGTTATCGGCAGCCTCTATGGTGTTGACATCTACGTCTCAACTAACCTACCTACTGAGAACACTGACGAGAAGGGTTCACTCCTTATGCACAAAGATGCTATCGTCTTTGCTGAGCAGTTGGGTGTTCGTGTCCAGACTCAGTACAAGCAAGAGTTCCTTGCTGACCTGATGACTGCTGACACATTGTACGGAACTAAGACTTATCGTCCAGAAGCTGGCGTTAAGTTGTTCGGTAAAGTCTAAATAGACTACTAGGGGAAAGGGCTTCGGCCTTAGTACCCTATTCACCCTTACGGGAAGAGATACCTAGGAGGTTATTTAATGTCTATTACCTATACTATCACGACTAACTTTGCATCTAAGGATGCACTACCTGACAACGATCCGGGTAAAGTTATACGTGGTTCTGACTTTTCTGCTGAGTTTACAGGAATTCAAACGGCTTTTTTAACAGCTGCTCCAACGCTAAACCCCGGCTTTACCGGCACAGCTACTTTTACTAGTGTAGATATTAATGGCGGCGCTATCGATGGTACAACTATCGGAGCCAATACTAAAGCTGCTGGATCGTTTACTACTGTTACAGCCACTGGTTTGTCTACCTTACCTACCGTCAACATCGACGGCGGTGCTATCGACGGCACAGCTATTGGTACGTCAGTTCCTTCTACAATCAACGGTACCACCATCACAGGCACAGCTATCAACGGTCCTCTGACTGGTAACGTAACAGGTAACGTTGTTGGCAATCTTACAGGTAACGTAACTGGTAACCTAACGGGTAACGTGACAGCTACTGCTGGTGTTTCTTCGTTTAACAACGTAACTATCAACGGTTCTTTAGACATGGTGGCCGGTACGTCAGCTACCATTACTAACCTCTCAGCGCCTGTAAACGGCTCAGACGCAGCGACTAAGACGTACGTAGACACAGGTATTGCTAATCTTATTGATAGTGCTCCCGGGACGTTAGACACGCTTAACGAACTTGCTGCTGCGCTAGGTGATGACGCTAACTTTGCAACCACTACTACCAACGCGTTAGCTACTAAACTACCGTTAGCTGGCGGTACCATGACTGGCAATATTACATTCAGCTCTTTCGGCTCAGACACGGTCACAGGCTTACCTTGGCCTGTTGGTGGTACTGACGCAGTACCTAAAGGATTTGTTACTGCTGGTTACCTTTCAAAATTCGGCGGTACTATGTCGGGCGCGTTAGACATGGGCTCTAACAAAATTACTTCATCTTACGTGCCTAGTGCAGACGCTGACGTAGTTAACAAGCTGTACGTAGACGGTATTGCTGGTTCGGCGGCTGCTGCTGCCGCAAGCGCAGCTGATGCTTTGCAAAGCGAAAACAATGCGGCTTCTTTTGAGACTGCTGCTAGCAACTCAGCAACTGCTGCTTTAGCTAGCGAGACTGCTGCTGCTACGTTGTACGACAGTTTTGATGATCGTTACCTAGGCGCTAAGACATCTGACCCTACGTTAGACAACGACGGCGATGCTTTAATCACAGGTGCGTTGTACTTTAACACAACCTCTGGCGATATGAAGGTGTACAACGGCAGTGCTTGGCTTGACGCATATACAAGCATTACAGGCCAGACGTTAGACGAAGTTACAACTACGGGTAATACAACCACTAACGCAATCACTGTAGGTAACCTTACCTCCACAGGCATCGACGACAACGCCACTAGCACTGCGATTACTATTGATGCTAGTCAGAACGTTGTGCTTGAACAACAGTATGCGGAGCTTCGTTTTAATGGTCAGTTAGGTCAGGGAGACATTGGTACAAGCTCAGGCCCAGCAGGTGGTTTCTATGTTGCAAATCAGTATAGCGGCTCAGGAGTAAACTTTAAAAACAGCGGAGCAGTAGAGTTATATAGTGCGGCTGGTAACGCGGCGGTTGGTAACTTGACCATAGATTCCAGCGGTAACGTTGGTATTGGTGAGACAAGCCCAGACTCGATTCTGCATCTGAAGGGCACAGCCACTGACCTTATCTTAGAAGACTCGGACTCAGCCTCCGCTATAGGCTCACAGAACCGCGTTAGGTTTAGAAATTCTTCTGGTACGTATTCAGCACAGATTGGAAACGATCCAGCTATTGACGGCGGTCAGAACTTTACCATGGGAACGCTTGTTGGCTACCCTCTAGGGCTGATGACAGACGGAACCACAAAGATGACTATCGACACCAGCGGAAACGTTGGTATTGGTACTGATAGTCCAGACGACTTGCTTGACTTAGAGGCATCAGCCCCAGCACTTCGACTTACCGATGCTCAGGGAGGCTACTCGCAAGTCTTTGGCACAAACGGCAACCTTGTGCTGCGGTCTGACCAAGGAAACACCCAAGCCAATAGTCATATGCGTTTTGAGGTTGATGCTGATGAGAAGATGCGCATAGACGCCAGCGGCGACGTTGGTATTGGTACTAGCAGTCCTAACTGGATTACTTCAGGTACTCAAAGCAGTCAAGGCGTACTCTCGCTAGGCTCTACCGATACGGCTGTTACCACAGGGGACGTGATAGGTGCTCTGTCGTTTGTAACGGCTGATCCATCTTACACCTCTACGTATGCAGACGGTGTTGGCGCTCAAATCTCTGCTGTAACAGAAACAGGGGTAGGCGGTGGCTACGGTTTATCCTTTACCACAGGTGTTACAACCGGCTCAAACCGAGCCGAGCGTATGCGCATTGACTACAGCGGAAACGTTGGTATTGGTGAGACAAACCCAACAGCCCCGCTTCAAATCGGCACAACGGCCAACAACACGTACGCTGTTTTTGACGACG